TGGTAGTGCTGCATCAATTACAGTAGCTATAGAAATACTACAATTAGAGGCTTAAATTAAATGCAAGAATATGTGATCACTCTTCACAATAAGGAAGACCTAGACGATTTCTATAATGATATGGAAACGCCTGGTGGCGATCTTTATATTCCTGATAGAGCAGTTAATGTAGAATTAAGAAGACCAATAAGTCGTAATACTCATTATATGTTAACACCTGAAGAGGTGATTGAATTAGAAAAGGATCCTCGAGTATTGGGTGTAGAATCAAAAGCATTCCTTGATCTTCTACAATGTGAATTAAATGGGTATTCTGACACTGGGCCATTTAAAAGAAATGGGGACTCGATTTCCGTAACAGACAAAAATTGGGGTTTATATAGGCATACGGTTGGCGATGATATTCCTAGCACAGATCTTTATAGTGGCTCAATTGCAGATGTGACTGGCGATGGTAGTGATTTCTTCAAACGTGAAGTTACTGTTAATGGTACAAGAATTATGGCGGCTGGTGCTGTAGGTGGTCAAAGTGCTGTGCCTGACGCGTGGATAGAAAAAATAGCTCGAATGTATGAATTGTTTTTAATACCAAATCAGTACCAGTCACAAATCAATGATACACTCCAAAGGAATCTTATACGAAATCTAAAAGGTTTATCTGGTACCTGGCACGAAGGGAAACCAACACTACAACGAGTAGCAAGAGGTGGCGGGGGTGATTATAGTCCAAACTTCTTAACTGACTCAGGAATTATTAGTTGGAACCTAACAAACTTATTTGATACACACGTTGCTAACGATATGGTTTGGTATTTGAATTCATCTGGTACTCAAGGTGATGGAGATTTAGACGCAGGGGAAGTTATTGAACATATAATGCATACACTTCATATGCATGGATTACCAGCAGACGATATAAAACTGTATGCATACTTAGCAAGTGATTGGGCTTCAGGTGATTTATATGCTGCGATGGAAGAAGCATATGATGCTGGAAAATGGGATCCGTCAGGTTATAACACGCCTTCAAATGCCTGGAAAACAGATTCAGATGCTTTTGAAGTAGCAGCCAAAGAATACTTATACTTATTGAATTTCTGTATGTTTGAATATACAGCTTTATGGGATGGTGGAAGTCTTTCTCCAGAATGGACAGATGATATGCGTACCGAAGCTGGTATACAATCAAACAATCCATTAGGTTATGCATTCCATAACACACACATTAAACCAGTAATTAGTAAACCTTCATTATCAACAATACGAAATATATTCCAAGATGGTGATTCAGGCGATCCTACACAAGCAGGCGCATCAGGTTATGTTACTACAGGAAAAAATTGGGGTTCTGATGGAGATTCTTTTGTAGCGACAAACCCACTCGCAATTACCGCTTCAGGAAAAAATGTTGATGTATTAATTGTTGATGGGCATATTACAACAACTGCTCAAGGCCACCCAGAGTTTGCCGTTAATGCTGATGGAACTGGCGGAAGTAGAGTACAGCCGTTTAATTGGTTCTCGCTCGCGAATCAATTAGGATTAGGCCCAAACGCAACTTATGATTATGGCACAATGGGTAATCAGACTGATACTAATCATGGTGTTCATGTTGCTGGGACTGTAGCAGGAAATACTTTAGGTTGGGCAAGAGAAGCAAATATTTACAGTATAGAAGCTCCCTTAAGTGGCACTACGAATCATGGTTACAGTGGATTACAGTCTGGAACTATGTGGGATTATATTCGCGAATGGCATAATACAAAACCAATTAACTCAGAAACTGGTAGAAGAAATCCTACAATAAGTAATCACAGTTATGGGTTTACTGTCAGTAAAGACGTTTTCATCTCAGGGCCCTCTAATGGTTACTCTGGTTATGATGGAATTGGACAATTTAAATATAGAGGAGTAACCTTTGATAAGTACGGTGATGAGGGTAGTGATTTAAATAGTGCTGAATTAGAAGCAAGAGGTATAAATGTACCAGCAGATGGTAATTGGAAATTTCCATCCTCAGGGATTTCTTGGGCAGCAGATATTGCTGATGCAATTGCCGATGGTATTATTATAGTTACTTCGGCAGGAAATTCATATCAAAAAACTGTCAAGTCTGGTGATCAAGATTATGAAAATTACATGTATTTCAGAAGCGGCTCAAATACGAGCGCCTTGTCCAAACCAACTCATAGGTCCTCAACCATCGGTCTTGAAGCGGCCACTTTAAATGTTGGCTGCCTCAATATTGAAAAAAATGACAAAAAAAGAGGGAGCTCAGTTTGTGGTAATGCAGTTGATATTTTTGCGGCTGGTGCCGGTATTGTGAGTTCAACTTTAACAGGTAGTTTTGGTGGTGTACAAGATCCTAGAAACGGTTCGTATTATCTCAGTAAGATTAGCGGAACAAGTATGGCGGCGCCACAAGTAGCTGGAGTTATTGCATTACTTGCAGAAAGCAATCCAGGGTTAACTCAAGCTGATGCAAATGCTTGGATTGAAGCAAACGCAACAACTGGTGAAATGTACGATACTGGAACTGATAGTAGTACTGACTTTGAAAGTTTACAAGGCGCCCCAAATAAAATATTAATGTGGAAGAATCAAAGACCAGAATCTGGTGCGAGTTTTCCAAAAGTAAATGCAAAAGCAAGACCTACAAGTGGACTGGTGTATCCAAGGCCAAGAATAAGAAGAAGAGGTTAGTCCAATGGATATAAATAAACTAAAATATAGAGAATTATATAACAATGCCTGAAATTTTAACAAACAATTTTAACCAAGACATTAATAAGTTATTCATAGCTGACGCAAAGGCTAACGATGACTATTATATGTTTGTTTCTAGCATTGGCGGTATAGAGCCAATTGATTCTGCTACTTCTCAAAATGAGTTTCTAGAAAAAACATTATTTGCTAAAAAGATACGCAATCAAGATATTAACTTTATGATAAAGTATTACCCTTGGCAACGAGGTGTTGTGTATGCAGAATACGATGATAAAGTAGATCTTGATGGTTTAAACTTTTATGCAGTAGTCGGACCTAACGATAACGACACTGATGATTACAGAATTTATAAGTGCCTTAATAATAACGAAGATGTTGGTTCACAAGCACCACCTACTTTTGATGCAGCCAACGTAAATCAAATTTATGAAACTGCCGACGGTTATGTATGGAAGTATATGTATCGTCTCACTACATTACAATTCGAGGCCTATAATGCTTTAGGTTATATTCCAATTGATCCTACTGCAACTGTTAATCCAGCGGAGGTTTACGGCGGTGGTATATCTGAGATTCAAGTTACTAATGCTATTGTCAATAATGGATATGAAGAAAAGAACGGCCTTATAAAGTCAATTCCTGGCAGAGTTGGTGGACCCAGTTCTCACGGTAATGTTAAATTAGAAATTGATCCAAAGGAGCAAGATTGGCAAGCAACAGAAAATTACTATACAGGTCAATTCTTCTATGCTACAAACCCAAGTTCAAGCGTTACGAATCTATTTGAAATCAAAGCTTATAAACTGATTCAAGGCAATGGCCTAGCGGAAATTACCGTTGGCGAAGAATTATCAAATCCAAGGCGTGGTAATGTAGAGAATGCAACTCAAGCATCTCCTGTCGTAATTACATCAACATCTCATAACTTAGTGAATGGTCAACCAATTACATTTAGAAACGTTGTTGGTATGTCAGAATTAATTGTAAATGAAGCAGACATAGACACACTTGCCGCAACTACTTTTTATGTACAAGTTGTGAATGCAGATACATTTCAATTGAAATCAGATGCATTATTAACAACAGATCTTGATGGTACTGGTTTTGGCGGATACGTGTCAGGTGGTACATGGAAAGGTTTAACAGACTTCATGGTATCAACAGCAACGATTAATGCAAATATTAAAATCTTCCCGCGCGTTAAAATAAGCGGTGATGGAGATGGGGCGGTAGCAGTACCTGAAATTGATAATGGTGGTATTAATAAAATTATTCTTTTAAATAAAGGCACAGGATATAATAACGCTATTGCGGAAGTTGTGGATCCTCTTATTGATTTCAACCCAGGTGGTACTGAATCAGCAGATGTAAGAGCAACCATTCAACCTATCATTGAACCGAAAGGTGGCCATGGTTATAATTTATTAGATGAATTTAGATGTAAACATTTTTCAATGTATGGATTTATTACTGCAGAAGACAATACAAAAATTGGTGATAAGAATACATACGGCTGTATTGGTATTGTGAGAAGTCCAACATTTAAAGATATGACAGGTATAGCAACATGGAGAAGCGGACAAGCAAATACCGCAACTGAACCTGATGTCTTCGATAATAGAATTGCGATTATAACAGATGATTATGGAAGATTAAACGCAAATAGTACAATCACGCAAGTTAATGTAAATAACGATATTGTATTCCAAGCTCAAATACACGAGATTGATGAAACTTCAAATACAGTATTTTTAGCAGAATACGTAGGACCATATAGAAATAATGCCCTGGTTGGTAATGGAGATACATCATTTGATCCAAATCTGGCAATTACCTCAAATACTGGCCAGAGAATAACAATAAATAATCCTATAGCAGATAATGTTATCTATTCGGATTACAAACAGAGAACAGGCGAAGTGTACTTCATGGAGGACTTCTTCCCATTAGCAAGAACCGACCTCTCAAGAGAAGAATTTAAATTTGTACTGGAATTTTAAGGAACGTAAGTAAAGATGCCTATTAATAAAAACTTAAACCAAGCACCATACTTCGATGACTATGATGCAGAGAAGCAGTTCTATCGAGTTATGTTCAAGCCTGGGTACGCGATACAGGCAAGAGAACTTACACAACTCCAGACTATGCTTCAAAATCAGGTTGAGTCATTTGGAGATAATATTTTCAAAGAAGGTTCAATTGTAAAAGGATGTAACTTTACAGAACTTGATGATCTTCAATTTGTAAAACTAAATGACGGTCCTACTGGATTTAACGCAGAGTCATATATCAGCACATCTGCGGTTGAAGTATTAGCAGGCCAAGAAGTAGAACTTGACTATGTTTATCAGGTAAAAGGACAATCGTCCGGACTGAAAGCAGAAATCGTTCAGGCTTCTAAAGGATTTCAAACAAGACCACCAAATCTAAATACTTTCTTTATTAACTACACTAACATTGGTTTGGCAGGTCAAACTCAATTTCAAGCTGGTGAAGCGTTAGTTGTAACAAGATTCAAATATTTAAGAGGAACCACAAACGAAGCCTTATCTATTGACACTGTTATTAATACAGGTCTTGCGGTATACGGTTCACCTTCAGTAGGAAATCCACATGTTGGTAGAGCATTCGGTATCGAAGCTGCTCCTGGTATTATATTTCAGAAAGGCCATTTTATATTTACAGCAGAACAAAGATTAGTTGTTGAAAAGTATACTAACGTTGCCGATAATAAATCAGTTGGTTATTTAGTAGCAGAAAGATTAATTAATAACCTACAAGATAACAGCCTATACGATAATGCAAACGGTTCTAAGAATGAAAATGCCCCAGGCGCAGACAGATTAAAACTTGTTCCTACATTAACAGTATTGGAAACTTCAGAAGGAACTCAGAATTCAGACTTCTTTACATTGGCTCGTTATCAAAATGGTAATGCAATTACTGTAAGAGACGTTTCTCAATACAACGTATTGGGCGAAGAGATGGCTCGACGTACCTACGAAGAATCTGGTAATTACATTTTAGAAACGTTCCCAATAACTACTGATGATCGTATTCCTACTGGTGCTGCCAATAGTGAAGTACAATGTGTCGTCGGACCTGGTATAGCATATGTAAAAGGTTACAGAGTAGAAAATTCTGGCGAACGTTCATTCCAAATAGATCAAATAGGACAAACTGAAACAGTTAATAACCAAAACGTTTCAATGGAATATGGAAACTATTTTGAGATTGATACTACAAGTAATTCACAAGGTTATTTGAATTTAGGTATTCTTTCACCAGCAGATGCGCAAACATCAGGAAGCGCTTCAGTTGGTGGAGTTGCAGTACAAAACATAACAGACAAAAGAATCTATATTCACTCTGCTGTATATAACGGTGCTCAAGCTATTAAAGACATTACCAAATTATCAGATGGTAGTGGTGATGTACCTATAAGAACAAACGGTATCGGTTCACCTGTTATTAAAGAAACGGGAAGAAAGGCATTAATCTTTGATACTGGTATTAATGGAACGTTCGCAACATCAAATACTCTTATTCCTTGTAGATTTCAAAATACAGGAACTGCGACAACAGGCACGATCACATTAACTGCAGGACCAGGCGAAGATTTTAATTGTCTTAACGACGATATTCGAGTTAACTTGGCAGGAACAACATATCCTGTTATAAGTACTACTACTGCTTTGAATAATTCACAACTTAATATTATTTGTGATAGTGGTTTGAGTGGTTCAGTAGAAGTATTTTATAATAAAAGACAGGTTGGTTCATCGGGTGGTATTTCACCTTATGCTAAAACATTACGTGATACTTATGTTAAGTTTAGTTACTCAAACGTTAAAACACAATATAGTTTAGGTTTCCCAGATGTATTTAAAATTGTAAGTATTACAGATGCAGCAGGAGAAGATTTTACAAGTAGCTTTAGATTAAAAGAGAATCAGAAAGATACTTATTACGATCTATCTTATGTAGAATATATTGAAGGTCGACCTGAGCCAAGTGGCGTAATGCTAGTGAATCTACAATGCTTCGAGGTAAACACTTCGACTGGTAAATACTTCTTTACAATTAATAGTTATCCAAATACTTTAAGTAAGTTTGATATTCCTTCTTACACGTCAGAGTCAGGTCAAGTATATAACTTAAGAGATTCGTTTGACTTCAGACCACATGTTAATAAAGATTCTGGTGCAAACTATTTGGCGAATTCAGGTAATGCTCCAACGATTTCAACTCAGGTTGGTTTCAATACCGTATCGTTTAGTGATAAAGGAGCTGCGTTGGTTCCTGCTGCACAGCAATCATTACAAACAAGTATAGAACATTACCTATCAAGAATTGATACAATTGCTTGTGATTCTTATGGTGATATTGTTATCATTAAAGGTGAAGAACAGAAAAATCCTGTACCACCAAAGCTTACAACAGACCAGTTGGCAATCGCAAATGTAGAAGTTCCAACTTATCCTGCGCTGTCTAAGAAACAGGCTGATGTTCTTCGTAAACCTGGTTATGCAATTAAACCAAGAGCAACAGGTATTAAGAATTATACAATGAAAGATATGCACGATCTTGAAAAGAAGATTGATAACATGGCATACTATATTTCATTGAATCAATTAGAATCAGAAACTGATAACTTAGTTGTACGCGATGAGAATGGTTTAAACAGATTCAAGAATGGTTTCGTTGTAGATCCTTTTAACAATTTACAGTTATCAGAAATCAGTCATCCACAGTTTAATGCTGCGGTACCATTTAATCAAAAGATACTTACTCCTTCGTTGAAAACATTCCCATTAGATTTGATATATGATTCAGCAACAGGTTCTTCAATATTCCCATCTACTTCTGATGCTAAGGTAGCAACTGTAGGAAGGAATTCAAACGTTGAGGTTATTAATCAACCGTATGCATCGAACTTTAGAAACTGCGTAAGTAACTTCTATAAGTATGTAGGTGATGGAGTTATATCTCCACCTTACGATGCTGCTTATGATACAACAGTTAATCCTGCTTCTATTGATATTGATCTAACTACTCCGTTCCAAGAATTTATTGATGAGATTCAAGCATTCTTACCTATGACCGATACATCTTCGTCAAGAGTGTTTGAAGCTGATCCTGGTCGTCGAGGAAGACGTGGTGCAGGAACTGAAGTAACAACTGTTACAACAAGATCAAGCGAAATTACCATTGATAGTTCAAGAACAACAGAATCGTTCGTTGGTGAATTTGTTTCCGACTTTAGATTCCAACCTTATATGGCATCGAGAGATATCAAAGTTTATATGTCAGGATTAAGACCTAATCAAAGACATTACTTCTTCTTTGATGGTGTTGATGTAAATGCACACGTAATGCCAGGATCAATTACAGCTGATTCAGTTGGAGAAGTTGGTAGGTACGGTGATAAAGGTGCTGCAGTTACTACAGACGCAAACGGTGTAATAAGAGCAGTGTTCCATTTACCTGCCGAAACATTCTACGTAGGTGATAGAGTATTAGAAATTGCCGATGTATCTGCTTATAACAGTATTGATTCTGCTTCAACAAGTAAAGGATTTGTTACTTATCGAGCATATAACTTCAGTGTTGAGAAAACAAGTTTAACAACTTCAACAAGATCTCCAAACTTTGATGTGAATACAACAGTAACAACAAGAAACGTTGCTCGACGTATTCGAGGTAGAGATCCACTTGCACAAACATTCTTTGTTAAGAAAGGTATGGGTGCAGGTTCTAACTCAGTTTACTTATCTAATGTTGATGTATACTTCCGTCGTAAACCAACTCAAACAGGTTCAGGTAGTGATGATTCATCTCCATTAAATGGTGTATCATTACAGATCAGAGAAGTTGTAAATGGTTACCCAACAAACAGAATCTTGCCATTCGCAAATGTTCATAAATTACCTGCTGATGTAAATACTTCTGAAGATGCTTCTTCGGCAACAACGTTTACCTTTGAGGCGCCTGTAAGATTAGATGTAGAAAAAGAATACGCAATTGTAGTACAACCTGATGCATCAGATCCTAATTACTTAATTTATACTTCTAAAGTTGGTGGAATTGATTTAACACCCGGAGCAACAAAAGGTTCTGCTATCACTCAGGATTGGGGCGACGGTGTTCTATTTACTTCAACTAATAACTCTGCTTGGAAATCATATCAAGACGAAGATATTAAATTTACTATAAGAAGACATAACTTTAATTCCTCATCAGGTACTGTTAAATTAACAAACGCAAATCATGAGTTCCTTACATTAAGTAATGTTACAGGAAGATTTACACCTGGTGAATTAGTTTATCAATTATTATCCGCACCTGCTGATACTGGTATTACTACTGTCGCAGGTTCTAAAACAATAACAGGTGGTCAATCACTCGATACAGTTTATGCTGCTGGTGATTATATAAGAATTGTAAATACTTCTACTACTAAAATACAAATACATAAGATTGCCTCAATCACAAATGCCACTACGGCTATATTGGAAACTCCGCCTTCGTTCTCAGGTACAGGTACTCATATGCCTGTCGTTGCTGGTGAATTGGATTTATATGATGTTCAAAGAAATCCTTACGAATGTCATATTGCTCATTCTTCTGCAACTACATCAAAACAATTTAGTGTTAGTACAAACTTAGTTGGTCTTGATAGTACTTCAACAGCAAAT